GAGGAGCGGTAAACGTGTACGTATAATCACCATTTGCACCGTCTCCTACATACCCAGTGTTGTACGTTGCTAAGAGGCGGGGATATCTAGCATCCGATTCCGATTCTGTGTAGTACCTGCCATCATGCGTGTGGCTGTCGTTGGCTACAGTGGCAGTGAGGGTTGTATTACCTAAGTTTGTGAAGGTAGCAGAACCTGAAACATCCCCCGATAATGTCAGGGTTGGGTCCGATGTTGCGGTAGTTGAAATCGACACACTACCTAAATTTGTCATAGTTCCAGAGCCAGTGACTGCTCCAGTTAAGGTAATTGTTGGGTCATTCGTTAAGGCAAAATCTAGTGTTCCGTCGGCATCTTGGTAAGTAACAGAAAGACCTGTTTCTGTGTTGCCACTGACCATTCCTCCAACAATATCTTGTACAGCTTCAGTAAAGCCATCAATGTTACTTGTTACGTGATTATGAGAATCGTCAGCGACAGTAGACGTAATTGTTACGTTACCAGTACCATCGAATGACGTAGAACCAGATACATCTCCACTAAGAGTTATTGTACGTGCCGTAGCTAATGCGGTAGCTGTGCCAGCGTTACCTGTCACATTCCCCGTGACGTTTCCTGTAAGATTCCCTGTGACATTGCCTGTGACATTCCCAGAAAAGCCAGTGCTCGCAGTGATTGTCGTGCCGTTAACGGTAGTGCCGGTAATCGCGGCTGGCGTAGTAGCACCAATAATAGTACCGTCGACGTTACCGCCGTTAATATCTACAGTAGCAAGTGTAGATGTGCCAGAGGACGAGACGTTACCTGTGACATTTCCTGTAACGTCTCCCGTTACATTTCCGGTCAAGTTGCCTGTAACGTTTCCCGTTACATTTCCGGTCAAGTTGCCTGTGACATCGCCCGTAACGGCACCAGTTAGATTACCCGTCACATTCCCTGTTACAGGACCGACAAAGCTCGCCGCAGTAACGGTAGTCGTCTCATCAATCTTAGCACCCGTAACTGCATCATCAGCGATACCCGACGTGCCAATCTGTGGTCCTTCTCCGGTAGTCCCATCATGAGAGTGGCCTGTAGAAGCGTTAAATGCACTCTGTATCGCGTCAAACTCTGCGTCGAGGTCATCCGCGTTTATTACGTTTCCGTCTGCAATATCGTTCGCTGTATCTGCGCGAGTGTACCCAGTTCCCATTGTTATTTTACCTCCGGCCGTACTGACCGTATTGAATTACCATAGAGTCGAGAGAGAAAGGCGGATCAGTTGAAATACTCTCAAAGTTGAAAGCGGCCACAAATCCGGAGCCTACGAGATTAACATCAAATACGTACTTGAGCTGTCCACCGTAGGTTGACGTACCGTATGTCGCACTACCATAGAACGACGCCGCGGAAGCTGTGTTTGATATTGTCACGCTTCCCGGTTGTACAACGTCGGACTCGTTAAAGTCAAACTCGACGTTCATGTCGGCGGTAAACCCCCCTTGCGGATCGACAAACAACTTAGCTTTGTACACATTTTTACGGGTTGTCGGGTCCGTGATAGGAAGATAAGGTGTCTTAAAGGTAGCGACAATGTTGTCCCCGTTAAAACTATTTCCGCTTTCCATGCGATATACGTAGCCGTCGTTGTTCGCAAAAAGTATATACTCAACAGATGACGAATAGTTGCTCGAAGAAACGTATGCACGTATGCCGCGTGTCTCTGCCCACGCCATTCCTTCTCCACCCTGTTGAGCTAACTGAACACCGATAACCCCACGCGATGCTGAATCTGTGTACGCTGTGTTGTACCCTAGCAATCGGTATTGAGATTTTTCGCGGATGACTAAAGAAGTAAAGCTACTAGAACGGTTAATAAAATCAACAATCTCAGGCTGGATGACTTTTGATACAACACCTAAGCCAAAGTCGTTGTTACGCTCTGTTGCACTCAAGAGACGAAGACCGTCAGGTGCTAAGAACATCAGGTCACCACCAACCTCTTGGACAGTATCCGTTGCAATAGCCCCAATGTCGCGTGTGATTGGCTGAAGCTGAAAGTCTGCAACAGTGCTACCGGCTACGAGAAAAATTGAGTTTTCTGTAAATACGATAAGTTGCTCACGAAACGAAGCTAAATCTTTAATCGTGCTGTCAAACTCTATTGTACCGGCACCAGAGGCTGGTGTAAAGTCTGTATCGCTAAACGGGGCTGAAAATGTGAGGGTTGTGCCTTTGGCAAAGAATAAGTGGTTTTTAAATTCTTCAACGTGAGTTGCCCCGTCAACGTCAGATGTTGCAGTTGTAATCTGTGAAAATGCCGTACCGTCAAACTTGTAAGGCTTGTCATTTCCGTCTGTAATGATGAGAACTTCAGAGGAGCCAAAGTTGTGGGTTGCAAACCTTACTTTGTCGGAGCCGCTGATGTTGATTCCGGCAGAGCTGTACGTCGCGTTGTCCGTTAGCTGGGTCCAACCAGAACCATTCGAGCGATACACATGGGTTCCCCGTGCCGCAATGGCGTAGCCACCATAGTACGCCACCCCCCGGATAAGTCCGGAGCCTGTTATTTGCGCGTCGTCCCACTTACTATACCCCTCAATGCGGCGGTAGCCACCTTCGGTAGACGGCTCAAAGTTACGCAATACAATCGCACTACCCGGCATATTAGCCCCTTGTTGTAGGGGGGTCATGTTGGTTATTAAGCCACCGTTAAACTCGACAGGATATGATTGCCAACGATCCATTTAGAATGCCCTAAAGTAAGCGTACTCGTTGATAAGCAGGGAACGCATTTGCTTAATGCCATTGTCGAATTTATTTTGTGACATACCAGCCATTTCGACGTTGTCCCTAAATAGGTAAGCGTAGTACATCGCTCCGTCGATAATAACGTGTCGGAACTGCTCTGGAATTGTAGGGATATCATCGTAGGCTGATAAATCTACAGGAACCATATAGTATTCGTAATCAATTTCGTACGCCGCATTAGGCATCGGAACAATGATAAACTGTTGGTCGGGGGTACGAACAACATTACGGGGTACGCCACCTTTTGTCGTATCTGTTTCAGCTTCCTGATCGAGGTAGGTTGTTAGGTATTCAGAGTACGTAATTTGGGTTAGTTGCCTAGATTCTCCGACGTTTAAGGTTGTATTCCGATTTACGCGAAATGAGTTAAAGTCGACAGTCTTTGCGTTCTCTGGGATTGAATACCGGGACACCCCTGCGGATAGGATTTCGGTCTCGAGGTTGTGGTTGTAAGGCCAGAAGTAGTGTGACTGGTTAATATGACGGATGGAGGAGTTGACAGCCTCCTTAAATGCAGAGTGGACACCAGAGGAAGTACTGAAGTTACTCGATGTGAGTTGCGTCTCGTTGAGTCGTAACGCTAAGTCATTGACGAGACCTAAATAATTATATGCCATCTTATGGACGCTCCCTCACTCGTAGTAGTACCTCACGCTGTGTTACAATCGCGGCACCTGTTTGAGCGGACGTAGATGTTGTGATTTCACACATTAAACGGTAGGTCGTGTTAGCCACGCCCTTATCGAGCACAATTGTTGCGGTCGTATTCGTATTTACTTGATTAGACGCTATGAGACCTACAGACGATCCCGTTGCTGTTGAAACCGCGTCATTTTCAAACACTTCGCCTGTGTCGTAGTCGAGGAGAGTGCCCGAGGAGTCGATTACTTTCCACTGCACCGAGTTAATTGTGAGGTCGTTAAGGTAACGCGACCAATCAATTGTGTAGTCGAGCTTCTCGTCAGGGTCTTTATCCGGAAATTTTAAAGCCATCTTATACTGCTACCTTGCGTGGTTTGTCTTGTTGGATGTAAACGATGCGGGGCTTGTCGACCATCGTCACAGTTGCTCGAGATGAGTCTTGTTGGACATAAATTATGCGAGGCTTATCGCTACGTACATACACAGTTCTCGGTAAATCTTGCTGAACTGCCCGTGTGTATCCCCGTGTGTATAGCGCGGGATCGAAGAAAAAGACTTTAAATGCAATAGCTACGACTGTGGCTGTGCCTGTGATCTCGTCTGTATTCTGGTTGAATACACCCATGGCAGAAGCACCCACAGTAGTGGCAGAACTTATCGATCCCACACCTGCGTGAACTAAAATTTCTGCACCAGAAACCGTCGCTACACCGGAAGAAGTGACGCTACCTCCACCGCGGAAAACA